AGATACCGAAGAAGAAGCAAAAGAAATAGTAGAACAATTAAATGAAGATGAATTAGTTTTTGATTATGACGCTTCTGAGTTACATATTGATGACTATGAAATTAATGATTATGACCGTATAAATATAAGTAGGAGTGATAATTAATGATAGACAGGAGTAAAATTAAAGTAGAAATATTAAAACACCCTACTGAACAAGATTGATTATGGGCAAAAACTTGTACTTTAAATACAGTAGGTAAAAAGTTAAAATCTTCAACTACATCAGTAGATTTAGAATATAAACAAAAATTACTTGCTTCTGAACATAGTCCAATAAGAGAATTATGATTTGGTATTAAATTAACTATTCCATATTTCATTTCAGTTCACATTGTTCGTCATCACATTGGTTGTAATCATTATGTTTCAACTCAAAGAGATGATAGACACCCTGAAAGAGAAGTTTCTCGTGAAGATTTGCCACAAGGAACTTTCGTTTCTCATATCCTATCAATAAATGCGCAGGAACTTATGTTCTTTATGAGAAAAAGACTGTGTAACCAAGCGGATCCACTTATGCGCTATGTAGCAAATTTGATTAAGAAGGCAGTTTTAGAAACAAATCCTGAATTTGAAGGTCTACTCGTTCCGCTTTGCGAGTACAGAAATGGAATGTGTACAGAGATGTTCCCTTGTGAAAAGGCAAAAACTTTCCGTGCTGGTCTTGCTCAAATCTTAAAAATTCTTGGTAATGGTGAACTTTCAAAAGATGAGCTTGAAAAGATTGTTGAAATTTTATACAAGATAAAAGAAAAAGAGTCTATATAGGCTCTTTTTTGATTCATTTTTGAACCAAATTTTATTCTGTTTTTAGAAACTTTATAAAACACTAATATAGAAGTGAAAAAATATTTGACAAAAGGGAAATTTTATCATATAATATATTTGTAAATAAAAGTAAAGGAGTAATAATAGATAATTATGGCTGTAAAATATGATGAAAACAGTATGTACATCAATTTTTGATTTTTCATGTATATAGTATTATAATAATAATATAGATGGAGATGAGAAAAATGATTGGTATTTATCGTATTACAAATAAGATAACAAACAAACATTATATTGGGCAGTCAGTGAATATTCAAAGACGTTTTGCTGAACATTGTAGAAGAAATGAACAACTTATAGATAAAGCAATCCAACAATATGGCGTTGATAATTTTGAATTTGTTGTTTTAGAAGAATGTGAACCAAAAGACTTAAATCAAAAAGAAGATTTATGAATTTCCCATTATAATTCTATTGTTCCTAACGGATATAATATTGGATATTGTTATAATTGTGTATCTGGAGAAATTAATGGAAGTAGTAAAATGACAACAGATGATGTCATTTTTATGCGTACTATTTTTAATTCTAAAACTTATACTTCTGTATCAAAAGTATGGGAAAAATATTTTAAAGAAAAAATCTCTTTAAGTCAGTTTAGAGCCATTTTTTCAGGAGAGTATTGAAGCCATATTATGCCTGAAGTGTTTACGGAAGAAAATATTATGTACTATAACAATCCAGAACGTTGAAGTTGAATGTGTAATCAAAATGGTAAAGATAATTTTGCAAGTATTGTTTCTGAAGAGGATGTTATACAAATTAGAGCATTATATACAATAAAAGAAAGAAAGGAAATCTTTAAATTATTCCCTCAATACAGCGAAAGAACTATTACTGCAATCATATCAGGTCAAAACTGAAAACACATTCCAATATATAAAAAACGTCAAAAGATATGGATATGACCAAAAGATTATAACGAAAATGATAAGATAAATTGGTTAGAAAGGATAAAAATAATATGTCACAAGTAAAACAAGAAATATATGACGAAAATAGTATATTGACCTTAAATTACAGAGATGCAGCTAGAAATAGTATAGGTATGTATATTGGCGGTAATAGTGCTGAAAATATGCAACACTTAGTAACAGAAATTGTTTCTAATGCTATGGATGAAGCCGCAGAAGGTTATGGTAAATTAATTCAAGTAATTGTTAATACAAATGACAATTCAGTAGAAGTAATTGACCAAGGTCGTGGTATACCTTATAAGAAAAACAAAACAGGTAAATTCGCAATTGTTGAAATGTGTACTAGCTTACACTCAGGAGGAAAATTTGAAGGACAAGGAAACTATAAATCTTCTCTTGGTTTAAATGGTGTAGGTGCAACAATCACAAATGCATTATCAACAACATTTATCATTAACGTATGGAGAGATGGTGAACATTGTACATTCTCTGTATTAGATGGAAAACATGGCGACCCAGTTGTTGAGAAATATAGCGGCACAAAACAGGGTTCAAGTGTATATTTTATTCCAGATGCAAAAGTATTTAATAATGCAAAATGGGATATTGAAAAGATTAGAGAAGAACTTCAACTTCACGCATTACTTAACAATGGTATCACTTTTGAACTTATTGTTAATACTGATGGAAAGAAAGTTCAAGACATTAAATATTTATATAAATCTGGTTTAAAAGATTTATTATTAATCAAGAGTGAAGGAAAGAAGATGTTAACTGACATTACTTACTTCAAGACAACTACTGAACATGATAGCGAAAATGTATCCGCTGACGTAGAAATTGCTTTTGCTTATACTGATGAACCAGGCGAACGTATTTATTCATTCGTTAATGGTGGTTATACACCAAATGACGGAACTCACGTAACAGGATTTAAGACCGCATTCACTTCATTAATGAATAAGATGGGTAAAGAATTAGGTTTCTTAAAAGATGATAAGAAATTTAGCGGCGATAGTGTTAGACGTGGATTAGTGTTATGTTTAAGTATTAAAATGACACAAAGACCAATGTTTGCTGAACAAACTAAGAAAACTTTAAATAGCCCTTGTGCTAGACAGTTAGTAAGTAAAGCAGTTGGTAAATTACAAATAGAAAATAATGTAATTAAACAAATATTAAAGAAAATTGAAAATGAGCAAAAAGCCGAAGAAGCAGCACAACGTAAGCGTGAAGCACAAGAAAAGATAGCTAAGGGTGGTCATTCAATGAATAGTTTAAGAGACTTACCTGAAAAGTTAGCGGATGCAAGTGACTTCACAAATGCAGAAATCTTCTTCTGTGAGGGAGACTCAGCTGCTGGTGGCGCAAAGACAGTTAAAGCAAAGAACCAAGCAATTATGCCTTTAAGAGGTAAAATCTTAAATACAACTTGCAAAGAACTTGCGGACATAATTAAGTCAGATATTATCAAAGATATATTAACTTGTCTTGGTTGCGGAATTGGAGATAATTTTAATATTAAAAATCTTCGTTATGATAAGTTAATTATTATGACAGATGCGGATTCAGATGGTAAGCATATTGAACTATTATTAATGACATTATTCTTACATCACTTACCTGAGTTAGTAAAACAAGGTAAAGTTTATGTAACAACACCACCATTATTTAAAACTACAACAAGTCGCGGCGAAGTTAAGTATTGGTATGAAGAGAATAGTGAATTTAAAAAGTATGTAAGAAATCACTCTGGATTAGATATAATTCGTTATAAAGGTCTTGGTGAGCAAGATGCAAAAGAATTATATGCAACTACAATGGACCCAGCAAATCGTAAGTTAGTACAATTAACTACTAATGATATTGAAAAAACATTAGAATTATATTCAAAATTAATGGGTAAGAGTGCCGCAGAACGCCGCAATTATATTATTTCTCATAATATGTTAGCTTATGATGCTGCAGATGATGACTTTGAAGATTTAGAGGATTTTGATGAGGAATAGAAAATTTCCTTGACAAAAGCGAAAAAATATAATATACTATATTAGTAAAAGAAAATAATAAAAAATAAAAGGACGGATTTAAAAATGGAAGAAAACAAACAACAAACACCTCAATTCAATGGTTGGAAAGATGCAAAGATTGATGCAAATATGCCAATTCAAGGAATTGTTGAATTATTAAATATTATTAATCAAAGATTAATTTTAATTGAAGACCAATTAACTATTAAAGTTGGTGAAGGTCAAAATATTACTTTAACTCAATATTGGATTGAAGTTCAAAAACAAGAATATCAAAGAATGATGGAAGAATATCAAAAGCAAATGGAAGCTCAAAAAGCACAAGCAAAAGAACAAGCTAATGAGCAACCAACTGAAAATCCATCAGAAGTACAATAATTAAGAAAGGGCATAGATAACAATGGATATAAAAGATGAAAATTATTTAAACGAACGTAGTTCACAAGACTTTGGTATTTATGCCAATAGTGTAATTAAAGCAAGAGCAATCAGTAGTGTAGAAGATAATTTAAAACCTATTCATAGAAAAGTTCTTTGGACTTTATTTGAAGATAAGGTTTATGATAAAGGTAAAACTGTAAAATGCGCAAGAATTGTCGGTGATGCAATGAAATATTCACCACACGGCGATTCTTCAATTTATGGTGCATTAGTTCGTTTAGGACAATGGTGGAAATTAAAATATCCACTAATCACTATGCAAGGTAATATGGGTAATATTCTAGGTGATGGTCCTGCGGCAATGCGTTATACTGAATGTAAGTTAAGTTCTATTGGAATGGCAATGCTTGATGGTATCAAGAATGATTGTGTTCCATTTAAGAAGAATTATGATGGTACTTGCGAAGAACCAATAATGCTACCATCTAAGTTCCCATTCTTATTATGTGGAAATAATATGGGTATTGCAGTAGGTTTAAGTGCTAGTTTAGTTTCGCATAATTTTAGTGAAGTATATAATGCAATCTGTTATTATATGGAACACAAAGATTGTTCTGTTGCAGATTTACTTCAGTTCATTCAAGGTCCAGATTTCCCAACTGGCGGAAAAATATTAAATGGTGAAGATTTGCTATCAATTTACACTAATGGTGTTGGTGCGGTAAAAGTTCAAGCACATTATGAAATTTTGAAAGAAAATCAAAAGACTAAAATTATTTTTACTGATTTACCTTATGGTATTGAAGTAGAAAATGGCGTTAAAAAACAACTTAAAAAGTTAGTTTTAGATGATGGT